ACTTCAAATACATATAGTTCTTTAAACATCCCTGAACCTTGTACGTTTACTACTTTACTATTTTTCATATTTATTTATTTAATTATTTATTATCATATTCCCAAGCACTTAAACAATGCTCTCCACATTCACTACAGATTTTATCTGCATCCATATCTGCTTCACAACAGAAACTTTTTTTACTCCATTCTTCTTCACATCCACATTTATTATAATCTCCACATATTACACATCTTGTTTGTTCATCAACGTATATATCTAACGTAGGATCAATACAATTCTCGTAAGTTGCTTTATACCAATTTTCGTAACTTATATCCATTGCATAATTAATTTAGTCATACATACAACAAAAGCTACTGCAAAAATGCTAGTAGCTAATGTTTTTAAAAATATATGTGTTGAATTAGGAATTACAGAAACGGCATAATCTCTAATGTGTTGATGTTTAAAAAACTCTACAACTTCTTTAGCATTAAGTATATACTCGTTTCTATTTTGTCTATTTATTACTTTATAATTTGTTTTCATATTAGTTTTAAAATTTATACAAATATATAAATAATTAACTAAGTAATTAACTAAGTAATTAAAAAAGTTATTAACAATTTAGATGTTAATATTTATAAGTTATTGATTATAAAGGCATTAAGAGGTTAATAGGTAGTGTACCATTGTTTAGTACAACTGCACATCCTATTGCTTGTTTCTTAAAGTTTTTGGCATAAGCTGCTGCATAAGATTTAGAATCTACACCACATCCAACTTGCATTCCAAATATTTTATATTTCTTACCGACATACCACCGACAGTATGCTTCAGTATGTGTATGTCCACACACACTAGACATTAGATTATTTTTTGCTTTTGTTTGTGCTTGACCTCCTTCTCCATGTTCAAAAAGCACATCATCATAAATTACACTTTCTACCCAATTCCAATTAGGTGTACCTAATACTTCATTATACGACCTTATCCAAGCAGAAGGAATGCCACCTGTCATAGCTTTTCTTGCAGCCATTCTATCATGGTTTCCAATACATACATCTGCATTAGGAAAAGCATTGTACCATTTTTGTATTTTTTTTATTGCTAGTTTTAATTCATTACCTGATGATAAACCATCAGGATAAGGTTCATGATAACTAAATCCATGTGAATCTATGCAATCTCCAATCATTATTACATGGTTACAATTATAATTTTCGTATTGTTCTAAACACCAATCAAGATAGCCATCTAAACAAAATGGTTCATGTAAGTCGCCAATAACTAAAATGTTACGAACTTCTTTATTACGCATTTTATCTAATGCTGCTATCTCGTGTGGTTTTAATCTGTATCTATTACTTCGCACTATCTGCAATTCCTTGTCCAACAACAAGAGTTAAACAAGCATAAAATAATTTAGAAGCAGTTTCTTCATCTACACCTAAATAAGTTACTATTAATGGTATTACTACAGAACTAACTGCATACCAAAACTTTTTACTTTTCATCATAGTTAATATTAACCAATTTTTCATTTTATTTATTTTTAATTAATAATTTAATGTTTTCGCCACCTAAATTAAGTATTCTTCTCATTAAAAAATCCATAGCATATTTAGATTTACTAACAAAGTCCTGTTCATTATTAAAACCTACTAGAATACAACCCTGTGTATGTTCAGGTTTATTACCTCTATGAAACAAGATAAAACTTCTATCAGGCACTTCCTGTACTATAAGATGTAAATAATCTCTTGTAGCACTCTCTCTCGGTGTCCGTAAGCTAACTTCATAACTACCTGTAGGTATGCAGCTAATATTACGTTCATTGTTTATATATGGATTCTCTAAGGTATCACATACATATTCTTCATTCAAATACAACCTACCTATAATAGATTGATCTGTAAATATTTCTCTCTCAAGAACAAGATTAACCTTGCCCTCTTGATTTTTTCTTAAAAGCATTTTGTGATTGGGAAGCATTTTTTGAGTGTACTCCTTTACGTTTAGTACGAGTTTTTTTTACTACTGTGTAAGATTTAATCTTTCTTGGCATTTTTCTTTTTTTGACTATACCACTTATCAATCGTATATAAAATTGAAATTACTAACAGAACAATTTTTAGTGCTAGTTCTATATTAGAAAATGTTGTTACACTTAGGACTGTTCCGTTTACTGCTGCTACTTCTAGAGTGTCCTGTACTGTTTTTTGTATTGGCATTTGTCAAATATGTTTTTAATTTAATCTTATTTACTTCTTTTACTTTATATCTTTTCTTCATTATGTAAGATCAGGTGTTAAAAAATCTCTAAGTGTTATTTTATCTCCCTGCATTTTAGGTCTTTCTAAATTCATTCCTGCATAATACGAATTACTATCTGGGCTAACATCTGCACCTGAGTTTGTAGAATATTCTGGAAACAAGCTAATATTATTTTTAATATACTCTATCATTCTTTCCATATAATACTCCCCTGTATTTAGAACCTCACTTCTAAGATGTTGTGCTTCTTCTGTAGTTAAAGCTACTCCATTTTCTGATGTCTTAGAATATATGTTACCATTCTCTATCTTAAAACGTAAAAAAGGTATTGCGTGATATAATGCAAAGTTAGGTAGCATATCTCCAATATAAGTATCTAATAATGTTTTGTAGTTAGCATTAGCAGGATTGCTTATAGTACCTGCCGTTATAAGGTCTTTAAGTTTTTGATTTAGGTCTGTACCTAATTTAGTTTCTACATAAAGTTTCTGTGCTTGTTTTACAAAAGGTAATAAAAAATCTACATCTACATTCATATTGATTGCAGTTGAATCTTTTAGTTTATCTTCTGATATAAATAGTACGTATGCCATATTATCTCTTTTTTACAAATCCGTTATTAGGTAAATCTCTTGGTGCTACAGAAACTTCTTTTGCGTTTCTAGGTAATTTTACACCTCTACTTCTTGCTTCAGTTGATGTTATTATTTTGTCTGAATTTTTAGGTCTGCTTCCTGTCTGTACTAATATGATTCTGAACCATTTATGGAAACAATTACCACCTCCTTTATATTTCCAGATTGAGTAAGTATCTGCACCACCTTTACCCCAACCAGGATTTACTGCTCTGTTACCCATAGCAATAATATCTTCTTTTCTGTATACTTTATTTGCTTTAGTCATTTTTCTGCAAAATTCTCTTTCTCCTGATGCTTTACCTGCATATCTATATCTTACTCTATATATATCATCTTTGTATTTATCTTGCTTACTTTTTTGATCTTGACTTGACTTTCTATTTGGATAAGCTGAACCTGTAGTAGCAAACTCGTAATAAGATAAATTTAATTCTTCTTCAAAATTAAAATCTTCAAATTCTTCATTAACTTCTTGTTCGTGAAAAATCTCCCAACCCTCAGGCATATCTTCTCCGTATTCTTCTATTGCTTTATCAAGTTCAGTTTTATCATAACAACTCTTATCGCATTTATCTTTATTTTTACCACAATCACATTCTTTTAAATCAATTAATTGATCGTGATTTTCACAAGGCATATAATACTCGTTACCATCTTGTGTATGTATATGATGTCCACTACAACCTAATCTTTCTGCTTCTGCTTCAGCTTCTTCTATACTGTCAAATAAAGGTAACTCTTTACCATCAGAAACTATTGAACCTACTTTCTCTAAGTTATAGTTATCTTCTTCATCTGCTGTTAGTTCTTCATCATTCAAAGGTTTTAATCCTAGTTCTTCTCTAATCTCATCTTCAGTCATTACTTCCTTCATATCTTCTATAGTAAACTTAGATGTGATTGGCTTAGCTTGTACAAATGAGAAAGGTATATTAATACCATTAACCTCAAATATTTTAGATAAAGTTTTTATTATGTGTTTTTGGAAAGGCACTACAACTGTATTTAAGTAAACCTCAAAAGCTGCATTTAACTCATCTACATTAGAACCTAGCCCTGTATCGTTTTTAATACCCATAAGCATAGGAGAAGTAACTCTATGACCTGTAAGTATGTTTTGTACTAAAAGTTCCTGTAACGCAAGATATTGCTTGTCTGCGTTGCTTACAGTAATTGGTGTTATCTCAGGAGTTCTAGTTTTATCATCTGAAAACGTAAGTACAAACTTTCCTGAATTACTAGCACCTGTAAACTTTGCTGCTAAACTTTGCTCAATTTGGTATCTCTCCTCTTGTGAAGGCACTCCGTTAGCAAAGCTAATCATATAGCTTCCTGAAAAACCATTAGAAATATTATTTAAATGAAACTCAGCTACTCTCTGGTCAACGAGCGCCCAATTATTTGCAGCAAGATAATCTGGCGTGTGGTATATATCCATATTAGGACTGTATGAACCTGTATATAATAATTGACTAGGATTAGTTCTATCCTTAGTATTAAAAGCAGACAACTTCATAGGTTTGTTTACTCTTGTATTACTCCAATCTGCACTTATATAATAGCAATCTATTTTACCCATAGCATTAGGTCTAGCTGCTCTTACTCTTTCTACAGGAACGTGGTGTATCTCAGCTATTTCTGTTTT